TCCTCAAGATGAAGTTTAGTACATTCAAGCAGGTAGTCCTGCTCGGTTCTGCTACACACGTACCTTTTATGATGCTCTCGACGTGGCAGAGAAGACAAATCGTAGAAGATTTATTGGACATTCAGGTCTTCAGTGTTATGAATGATATCCTGAGAATAAGAAGTTCACAGAATAAGAACGATATCAAGGATACGAGTCATAATAAGGAAATGTCTAATCAGAAGATTACACTTCTGTCAAATCACATAGAAGGTCTTCAGAAACAAAAGAATGAATATCTTGACAAACAGAAAGGATTGATAGATGACACGTACCAAAAAATCAAAGACGAACAGGACTTCATCGAAGCATACAGAACCAAAAATGATGAAATCGCCAGAGATATCGGAGGACTTAATCCTAACCCAGACAAGATCGACTCAATATCTGACCTCCTCTACAAACTCAAATCCAACCTTGAGGGACACCAAAAATCCCTTGATTTTTTCCACGACTCCGACAGTTGTCCAACTTGCCAGCAAGAACTCGGACAGAAGATCAGAGAGACTAAGGTTAGTGAGTATCAAGGCAAGATCGACGAGCAATCTAGAGCCATTGAATCCCTCAAAGAACAACAGTCTGATTTGCAGACTGTGGTCGAACGGCATACTCAGTTAACAGACAGGATGAACAAACACCTCGAGAAGATTGATGGTCATAAACAAAATATCAAAATTCTCGAGGAGCAGATCGCTAGATTTAAGCAAGACAGTAAAGAGGCAGACTTCACAGAGTTAGATTCTAAGGAGAAGGAGTTGCAATCCTCTAAAGATAGTCTTCAGAAACTTGAGGATAAATATCGTGATCTTGTGCATCAGAGACATCTCTACGATCTTGCCGCCAAGTTGTTGAAGGATGATGGCGTAAAGGCACAGATAATTAAACAATATGTACCGATTATAAATAAGACATGCAATACTTATTTGCAAAGAATGGGTTTACCGATTCGTTTTGATCTCGACGAGCAGTTTAAGGAAATCGTCCGAAGCAGATATCAAGATGAGTTTAAATATGAATCTTTTAGCATGGGAGAAAGGCAACGTATCGACCTTGCCATGCTTTTGACCTGGCGTGCAATCGCCAAATCTAGAAATAGTGCTTCGACTAACCTACTAATCCTCGATGAGACTTTCGACAGTTCCCTTGATCTCAATGGCACCGACGAACTCATAAAAATCCTCTATGACATGACGGGATCAAATATAATCGTTATATCACACAAGATGGGCGACTCAGACAAGTTTTCCCGAACTCTCAATGCCAGGAAAAAAGGAAATTTTTCACAACTTTTTTCTGAATAGGGAATATTTCGCTTGACATTTTCTTTAAAGTGTGGTATAATAGTGTTAAAGGAATTGAAAAAGGAAATATGAAAATCGCTACTACATTCAAATTCACCAGATTTCGCCAGAAGGTCAAGAAATCTAAAAAACTGTACACCAAGAAATCTCGAAAGGAGAATCGCGTATGGGAATGGTAAAGTCTAAGTACATCGACCATCTCGAGCAGATGGATCAGGTCAAAGAAGGTCTCATACACCTTCAGAAGTACGGTCAAAAATCCTTCCAGGATTCCGAAGGGAACTGGGTAGAAATGAAAACTGCTAAGCAGTCAAACCTTCTCGACGACAGTGTCGAGATCATCCCTCATGAGGTACAATGTTAACGGACGAGGAAAAGAAAAGTCTCCGAGAGGAGGATGAAATGGATGAGTGGAGACTCCGACAATATGATCGATATCAACAAGACCTATTTGATTCAGATGACTGGAACTGGTCAGGAAAAAGATAAAAAAGTGAAGATTTCGCTTGACATTTTGCTTTATGTGAGGTATAATCATTACATGATGAAAATGATTAACGGCAATACAAAGGAGTCGATATGAAAGAGTTAGTTGCAAGTTTGATTACAACCCAGTACAGAGAGAATTATGGTGCCCATGATTGGGACGGTAAAGGTGAGTGTCCTCAGTACTGGAAAAATAAGGGTGGGTATGATTATATGATCAAGGGTGCCCCATCCATTATGGATGCTGAGCATTTCGTCGATGCTTACATCTGTGACAAATCAGACTACTCTGATGAGTACGTCGTCAATGCTGTCGACTGTCATATCGAGTACGACCAAAGAATGCCTGAGCACATGATGCCAGTCGTTATTGAGTGGGCAGATCGTTTTGACTGTCCTGAGATTAAACCATCCATGCGTGAAGCAATACAGGAGATTCAAGATGCTGCCGAGTGATTTACTGAAAGATAGTGAGTTTGCTCCCTTCTCAGAAGGTGAGCGATTAGATGACTTCAACTTTGATGGAGATGTCGAGCCAGAAGTCCTTGCGAAACACCTGCTAGATCAGATGGAAACCTACGGAGGAGTCGGATTGACTGCCTCACAGATTGGGATCAATGCTCGTGTTTTTGCCTTTAAAGAAAATACAGGATCTGAATTGGTCGACATGGTCGCTTTCAATCCTACTATTGTATCTTACTCTGAGGAGAATTCCTTAGAGTCTGAAGGGTGCCTATCGTACCCAGGTCTGTTTATTAAGATTAAACGACCAATATCCCTGCATGTCAAATACTTGACTGCTACTGGAAAAGAAATCGATACTGTCCTCGGTGAGTTTACTTCGAGAGTCTTCGGACATGAGTACGACCACTGTGAGGGTGTTGATTTCCGTGATCGTGCTTCCAACTTACATTTCAGGCAAGGTATGCAGAAACGTAAGTACTGGTTGCGAAAGATGAAACAGGCCAATAAGAAAATGGCTAAACTACAACGTGAACAAGAGAGGGTAAATGCCTAAAGGAACTGTCAAAAGATTCAAAACCAAAGCAACTCGTGTTACTAAAAAGGCAAAGACTGATGCCAGGAATTTGATGAAGGATGCCGACGGTATTCCTATTCAAGAGATAAATGTCTATGGACCTGAGCCAATGCCTGTTGCTGAAGGTAAACGACCTGTCTCTATGTCGGATGCTTTGAACTGGTATAGTCGGTTCAAGACTTATAAGGATTCAACCAAGTTCCTTATCTCATTTGCTAAGCAATACGGTTTTACTAATGATGAGATTGGATTCCTCCGGAAATGTCCCGATCACTTTACTCCTTCCTCTTATGGATGGCTGGCTAAAATGATTATGAATGGGATTAAACTCGATGAGAAGTACGAGAATCGCATTATTGCCAAGATTCGCGAGCGTATCAATCATGGTAAATATTTAACCTCCCTAAATAATGCTATCGAGGCAGAAAAAGACTCGACCATCAAAAGAAATATTCACGAAGTGATGCGAGAAGCAGTTAACGACAAAGCATCGACTATCATGGGTGAGATTGACGGGTGGATCGATGATTTTTGTGATGCCAATATGACAGGTGAATATGATTTATATGGATATCTCGTATCGATTGATGCTAAACCAGCTCACGTAGCAATCGTCGAGGATCGACTCGGAATCTGGTTGGCAGAGTTTATTTCTGCCCGTGATGGTCTAGATCCTGACTTTGTAGAGGGATATTCACATTTATCTCGAGTCCAACTGAAAAAACTGATTGCTTGGACTGAAGATCTTAAGAATCAAGCAGGAAATTTTGTCTCTGTGAAAAAGTCGCAGAGAGGTCCCCGTAAGGGTGGCGGTACTAGGAAAAAGATAGATCCGGTAAAACTTACGCATCGTCTGGAGACTGTCCCTGTCTGTGGTGCTCAATCCCTCGATAAGACTAAAATAATCGGTGCCAACGAACTTTGGGTTGTTAACCAATATGGAGGCATTCGGATGTTCAAGTCTGAGACGGGTACAGGATTTATGCTCTCTGGTAGCAAGCTAAAGAATATTACAGAGGCAGTTTTGTACAAGCATCCTCAGAGGTCTAAGGGTGATAAGGAAGCATTCTCAGCACTTGTCAAGGGTGGATTCCCAAAGAAGGTAAGGAAAAGAAAAGAAATATTTGAAGGTATTATGAAAACTGATGTTATCGATGAAGTATCTCCTTCGATTGCTAAAACAATGATTTGGTACATTGCGTAATGTCCAAACAATCTAACGCATATGATATTGTTTTCTCTCTGGGAGAAGTTATCAAGAGTATGCGTACACATTTTGATCTACAGGACTTGAAATGTACGAATGTCAAGTTCGAGATAGATTTTGATACATCTGAACGATTCGAGTTTGTTTATCAGATGGACTCTAATATGCCTGGTCCAGAAGTACTGATACGCAAACTCGAAGAATCACAACTTATAGACTATCAATACTCACATGATGATATGGGTGAACCAGAAACAAGGAAAGTACAATGAGTGAAATACAACGTGAATATGAGGATAGTTGGGGAGATAAGTTTACTATTCCTCAGCACTCAAATGAAAACCATCCAGCATACAACTCGCTCGGTGGCAGTGAACTTTATACTATAAATCTTTTCAAGCACGTTCCCAAAGAGGTACGTGATTCTTTCAATATTGTTGTCTCAAGGTATGTCCCTGAGGTAATAGATGAGAACAAACCTTCCATTTTGATTTGTCAAGATCTGTACAATGATCCAATGTATGATCACCTGAGAGATGGTGGTCACGAGAAGTTTGAGCGAATCGTATTCGTCTCACACTGGCAGAGGGAAATGTTTCAGAGGTACAACTACGGTATTCCACTCGAGAAAATCCTCACAGTACATAATGCTATTATGCCTGTGTTGGAAGTAGATAAGGTAGAGATGGGTGTAGAAGGTTCTGATGCTAAGTTTAGAATCGCATACACATCCACTCCTCAGCGAGGTCTGGCCATTCTGCTGGAAGCATGTAGATTGTTATGGGAGCAACGTCGTCAAGATTTCCAGGTCGATGTTTATTCCTCCTTCAAGATTTATGGTTTTGAAAAGAATGACGAACCTTTTCTCCCACTCTTTGAACGTATGAAAGAGACTGAGTGGGTAAATCACACAGAACATATGGATAATGCCGATCTTCGTCGTGAGCTAGGAAAAACCCATATTTGGTGTTTGCCATCTATTTGGGAGGAGACTTCCTGTATGGCAATGATGGAGGCGATGCACGCAGGTTGTCTACAAATCGCATGTGCCTATGGAGCACTGCCAGAGACTTCTGCTGGTTTTGGTATTATCTATGATACACCTCCTACACCAGAGACACATATCCAAAGACTTGCTGGTTTGATTGACCATGCGATGAATACTTATAATTTAGATGGAACTAAGGATATGATGAACTTCCAACGTGCTTATGCCGATCGTTTTTATACTTGGCGTACACGAGGTCGTCAATGGCAAGCACTTCTTGGTTCTCTTAAGGCACAACTTGAGGGAGCAACAGAAGCAGAAGTCAAGTCCCCAATACAAACCGAGGAACCTGTCAAAGAGGTCGAGGTCCCTTCCGTAGGAGTTAACGTCGCACCAGTAAACTGATATGATTTTAGTTGATTCGATGCAGATTAGTCTAGCCAATATCTCAATGGCATTTAAGGTGTATGGAGATGAGATTAGTGAGGAGTATGTCAGGCATATGATCCTCAACTCCATACGTGCATATAATAAACAACATAAGGAGGAATATGGTGAAATGGTCCTCTGTTATGATGGCGGTAAAAACTGGCGTAAATCAGTTTATCCCGAATATAAGGCGAATCGTTCCAAGAGTCGAGAAGAGTCTGGACTTGATTGGGGCGAAATCTTTGGTTGGATACATAACGTCAAAGACGAGATCCGTGAGAACTTCCCTTATCGAGTTATACATGTCGATGAAGCAGAAGCAGACGACATCATTGCTGTCTTGGCTCGTGAATCTGATCCATTCGAAAAGCATCTTATTATATCGTCAGATAAGGATTTTGTACAGTTACATTCCTATACAGGACTTAAACAATTTGACCCGATACGTAAAAGATGGATTAGTGGTGATTCTGCCGAGTCACTTACCCATAAAATATTTTACGGAGATAAGGGAGATGGTGTCCCGAACATACTCTCAGACGACAAAGTATTTGTCGAGGGTCGCCGACAGACTCCTCTTCAAAAGAAAAAATACGAGTCCTGGAAAGGATTCGAAGACCCTACTACGGTACTTCCGAGGGAAATACTTAGTAACTATAAGCGAAATAAAACAATGGTGGACCTCAAGGCACAACCGAAAAACGTAGAAAAGGCGATTCTGTCTCAATATGATGAAGGTGTGAAGGGTCGTAATGATAAAATATTTGGATATCTTATCGATAAAAGGTTGGCGAAATTACAGGAGTCGGTACAAGATTTTTTTGTTAACTAAATACTACAGTGAATTGAAAACTATATTAGGATACACTATGGATTTACCTACTAAAACAGATGACATTAGATTGTCAATACCACAAGTACTAGAAGCAGTAAGCAAAGAAAAGTTTCACGATCGTAAGGTCGAGTTGCTTCAACTGCATAATCACTTAGGTCTTCAAATCTTCTTGAAGGCATGGATTCATCCCAACATTACATTCAAACTTCCTAGAGGAAGTATACCTGTCAAAAATGCTGACCAGCATACAGGTGATACGCCCACGGGTCTTTATAAACTCGATAAGGCATATCAATGGATTTCTGGTACTGCTGAATGTGAAAGGATGAACTCTATTGAACGTGAGCGAACCTTTATGGAGTTTGCTGATACGATGGATAGAACAGAACTTCCAGCATTGATTGCTCTGAAAGATAAGGATAGGACAGGTTACCCAGGGGTTTATGATCAGTGTGTCGTAGATGCTTTCCCAGATATGTTTACTGATGATGAAAAGGCACTGTTGGATCCTACGATCCCAAAACCAAAACCAGGTCCTGGCAAAACAAAAAACAACTAAAACACCCTAAATAGAAGACATTATGAACTACGTTGAACTAACATATAATGCTTTAAGCCAAAAATATAGTGCTGTTGCTGAGACAAAAAGATTCGAGGTTATCCGAACAATGAATGAAGGTGGTGATCTCAACACTGTCGATATGGCACTAGAAGAATGGGCACTAGCAATAACAAAGGGACAACTACTTAATACATTAGTTGATCGTAAAGATGAAACCCAAACAGGCCAAAACCAAACTGCAGATGTTACGCAACCTCAAAACTGAGATGTCGAAAACGAGACAGTCTTGGAAAGCCAAAGATAATCTTACTTTCATGTGGGGAATCATAATAGAATTAGATCAACACGAGAAACTACCAGTTATACCTTACCCAGAAGGTGATGTAACTATAGACGACTTGAAAGGAGAGTCAGCATAGATTATGGAGAACAAGCAAGTATTAGAGGAGGCAGTTAGATCTGTCAATGACCTCGAAGGATTTGCCTGTCAAATCGGAGTAGGGAAAGGCAACGGATCGCTTAAAATCCTGGGCGAGTTGTCTAAAGAAAAGTTGCTGGTACTGATTGATCCTTTCGGTGAGCATCAGTATCGCACAATACAGGATGGTATGCCAGTTGAAGAGACTGCATACGGAACTAGAGAATCATATTCGACATTGGCGTCGCTCTACAGTATGGTGAGTTCTGGCACATGGCCATACTTTCTATACTATCCAATGGAGGATATCGAATTTTACGAACATTTTCAAACAGGTATTTTTTTCTATAATAATGGTGAAAAGAGCAGACTAAATGAATATTGTTTTGTGCATTTCAATGCACATAAAAATGTTTTGAATCTACTA